GAGTATTATAGCACACTATTGTCTAAAAGTCAAGACGACACGCCGTGAGGCGGGTGTGGTGTTAATCACACTCTGAGGGGGACTTAGAGTAAGAGTAGACTCTAGCCTCTGAGTCATAGTATGCGAACATACGTTCGGTTTTATGTGATTTATCTACTGAGCAGTAGATATCTTGAGGCTCTCCTGACCAATTACAAGAGAGACATTTACTTGTTAAGTGAGATAGTGTTTTCATTTACTATTTCCTTTCTTTATTATCTAATACTAGTATTATAGCACACTATTACCCAAAAGTCAAGTTAAGACACGGACATATCGGACATTTCTAATGTGATATACACCACAAAACATATGGTACAAATCGGACATTTGCCAGGAGGGTCACATTCGGGCGCAGTGTTTTTTTTGAGATTGTTTTGTCAAAATGTGTATCATCCATAAAAATTTGCCATTAACATTTTGATCAAAATACAATAGTGTGCTATAATGGGAATATGGAAAACTTAGAAAATGAAATTTGGAAGCCAATTGGCACAATAGTAAATAAAAACGGTTCATATACGCCTATAGGATACGAAGTATCCAATATGGGGCGGGTGAGAACAAAGAGACAAAGATATGGTAGACCAAGAAAATCTACTGGACAAAGAGTAGATCATGCAGATTATCATTTGATCTATGGTCGCTTAGACGGATATGGTTATACTCAATATGCACTTTATAATGCTGAGAAGCAAAAGCGTAATTTTAGAACACATGTTCTTGTTATGCAAACATTTGTGGGGTTACCTGAAGAAGGTCAAATTATATGTCACTATGATGATGACAAGCAAAATAATAAACTAGAAAATCTTAGATATGATACTCATAAGGCAAATAGCGAAGATAAGAAGAGAAATAGTAAAAAAGTGACGCAAGTCACAAATTAATATGTGATTTAGATCACATTTGTATTTAGGCAAAAATAAAGGCTACCGAAAGGTAGCCAATATTTTTTTTATAAGCTTTAATTAACCCTTGATAGCGTCTCTTGCAGCCTTAAGTGCATCTTGTGCATCCTTAATAGCCTTAAGTTGAGCATCTGTAGGCTTTGCCTTACCTGTTAATCCAGGACCAAGGGGTGCGTATGGAGCAGTCTTATCTTCGATAGATGCTACATATGCTCTTGCCCAAGAGTCTGCATCATTATGCGATGCAAATGGCTCTCTATTTGGCCATGCTGATTGACGTAAGAAAGGCTTTTCATTGTTATCCTTAAATACTTCGATTTCAAAGTTCTTTGAATCATTAATTGTGTAACGTATTGCCATTTTTATTTCTCCAATTTGTGTGGTTTAGTCTTTATGCCACATCAAGATCATTATACACTATTCTTCTTCAAATATAAAAGAAGGCGGGGGAGCAAGGACTTGTCCTTCTTGGTGCTTATTCAATAATCCATCTACATTACAACCTAGCTTTTCAGCTATTAATGCCATCATGTCATAATTCCGCTGGGATTGGATGAATATTGCACCAGATAACTCTCTTAAATTCTCTAGTATTTCTCTCATATCTTGCTGTATAGACTTTTCATTCTCTAATTCAGCCATTATATTCTCCTATTATGTAATTTGTTATATGTTCCCACTTGTTTTCGGCCATTCCCGCCGAATAATTTAAGTGTAAATCGCCATTTTCTTCACTTTGAAGAAAAATCCAAGGTTTTGAACGATCTAATTCGACTTTACCAACAAAAATATGCTCAACATCTTGTCGTATATGGATCAAAATTGAGAAATTGTCTTCTTCCTCATCGTGCGCCTCAATATATGCCCGCTCAATGCGTATCTTTGCCATGAGAGGTCTGTCCTAACAGTGGATAATCTTCATTCATCATATTATTAAACTCTTCAGAACCAATCCAGAAGATATTTTTAAGGACTCTCCATGCAAAATTGGTACCATCACTCAAATGTTTCTCAATAGCCCATGAGAGGACCTCAGAATCCAGTTTACGCCCTGCTTCTAAGAGCATGGTGTATTCAATTCCACGAATTGTTCTTGTTGTAAATATGGCATTTGCTCGATTTGGTCTAAATGACTCAGGCATGGTTTGATCAGTTAACCAGTCACATTTAAAAATAGCACATGGATTTGTAGGTCTATTTTCATAATCCCCACAGCCAACACCTTGTTTCAAGAAAAAGCATGGCTGAAGGGATTCATCATCATTCATACCCATAAAATGCCCACGAATGTCTGCACGTAAATATCCCTCACAACATTTTGTGCATTCACCGCATGAGCGGTTATTTACAATAGGTAGAAAATCCATTATATTCTTTCTTTGCGAAGCTCACTTTTTTCGGCTCAATTACCAAGCGAGTTTATTTCATTAATTATATTCTCATATAACTGTTGTCCTGCGATTATCTTATAACCACATGCGAAACATTGTAGCACAATGTTTTCTTTTTCTTGTAAATGGGTCAATTGAAATATTGCAGGTTCATCTTCTTTGTGCATAGGACAGGCGAGGAAGTTTACCCTCCCCGCCTGTGCTAATTGTAAGTATTCTGAAAAGACTTGTATTTGCATTACGCAACCACAATATTCGCCTTAGTGAAAACAGAATTTACATATTGGGCAACTGTCGGATTTCCTGGAACTGGCTTGTTCCAAGTTCTCATGTTGTCAGCCCTTGATGGCAATAAATGTGCTGCCACTGCTTTTTGCCAGTTATGGTACTTTGCATAGTTGAACTGAAGTTCATGTACGATCCTAGCATCTTGTACCCAAGCTGGTGCTTGGCAGGCATTTTTATAGCCCATGTAGTTATTCCATGTCGAAGGCATGTATTGGTATGCGCCACATGCACTGCTGGAATAAGACTTGCGATAGTATGCAGAAGCCCCACCTGTTTCGGTTGACTTAATTGCATTTGCTAGTCTTGATATTATTACCCGTGAGTCTACTCTTTGTTTTAGATTTAGCTTAACGCTATAATCGGGCATTAAAAAAGTGCTTCTAGAAGATAAATCATTGATTAAATAAAGAGTTTTTAACTTTACGTTTTTAACTTTTTTATTTAATATATTATTATAATCTATATTTATTATATCTTTTATATTAACTAAATTATTATATTTATTAATATATAATATATTTTTATTATACACTATCATTTCCTTTATTGAAGCGTGGGCTTCAGAATTTACTCCAAATAGTAATGTGATAATCATCACACCTATCATAGTCCACACTGTTCTTATCCTTGCTATGTTCTCATTGTTCATTTTGAACCTCCTGGGGTAAAGAGTAGTAAAATCAATCGTATCATGATATACTAAGAAAAACAAGTCGGGAAACTATGAAAATATCATTTACAGGCGACGCTATGCGTTATATGGATCATAATACAGGCTATGGTCAAGCATCAGAAATGATTTTTAGATCATTTAAAAAATTAAACATTGATTGTGGATTTGAGCTTGAAGGTGCAGATATTGAAATTTCTTTTTCTGTTCCACACGAGCACTACTGGATAGAAAAAGATAGTTATAAAATTGCTTACACTGCTTGGGAATCAACTGATTTAAATAAATTTTCAAAATCATTAATGAATCAAGCTGATGAAATTTGGGGAACTTCTCAATGGGTTCAAAATGTATTTAGTTATATATTTCCAGATAAACCAACATTTTATTATAAGCACGGGATTGATGAAAGATTTAAACCAATAAAACGAAAAGGTAAAAATACCCCTTTTACCTTTTTACATATTGGAGAACCATCATCTAGAAAAGATGGACAAATGGTTGCAGAAGCCTTTATAGATCTATTTGGGAATAATCCTGATTATAGGCTAGTTATGAAGGCATCTAGGATTAATACTGTTAAAGTGCGGGAACCTTTAAATGGATATTTAGTTTCCCCGCCAGTTCATTATAAGAATGTAACACTTATTAATGAATCTTTAACAAATGAACAACTTGTTGGTCTATATAATCTTTGCGATGTATTTGTTTATCCAACATGGGGCGAGGGATTTGGATTTCAACCACTAGAAGCACTTTCAATGGGAATGCCAGTTATAAGCACTGCTGAATGGGCAGATTATAAAAAATATATTCCATATCAGGTTGATTCAATTATTTCGCCAAATCCTTGGTCAGAGATACATCCTGGATTTATGTTAAAACCAATTAAAGAAAGTCTTAAAGAACAAATGTTAAAATGTGTAGAAACTTACGATGATGTGATTAAAGACACATTTAAAAATTCTTTTAAGATCCACGAAGAGTATGACTGGTTAGAAGTTACTAAACCAGCAGTGGAAAGACTAGAATATATTTATTCTCAAAAATACACTAAAAAATAATTTTTTGAAGATTTAGAAAAATCTTTGTGATACACTTAAGTTCTATAAAAATTCGAATCTACAGGAGATGTAATGTCAAACACAATTGAAAACCCATATGAAAACTTTATTGCACTATCTCGATATGCGAGATGGTTGGAAAATGAAAATCGTCGTGAAACATGGGGTGAAACTGTAGACCGATACTTTACCTTTATGGTAAAGCAACTTAAAGAAAAGCATAACTACATTCCTGATCAAAAAGATATTGATGATTTGCGTGATGCTGTGTTTAATAGAAATGTTATGCCATCAATGCGTTCTGTTATGACTGCAGGAGCTGCACTTGAAAGAGAAAATGTTTCTGGATATAACTGTGCATTTCTTCCAGTAGATAATGCTCGTTCATTTGATGAAGCAATGTATATTCTTATGTGTGGTACTGGTGTTGGATTCTCTGTTGAATATAAGTACATTAACAAACTCCCGTCCCTTCCTGAAACACTTGAAAAATCATCAACAACAGTTATTGTTGGAGATTCAAAAGAAGGTTGGGCAAAAGCATATCGTGAACTTCTTGGTTTACTTTGGGCGGGACAAATTCCTCAAATTGATATTAGCAAAGTTCGTCCATCAGGTGCACGTCTTAAGACAATGGGCGGAAGATCATCTGGACCACAACCATTAGTAAATCTTTTTGATTTTACAATTCAAATTTTTAAAGGTGCACTTGGTCGTCAACTAAAACCAATTGAAGCACACGACATTATGTGTAAGATTGGTGAGGTAGTTGTTGTTGGTGGAGTTCGTCGTTCTGCAATGATTTCACTTTCTAATATTAATGATATTGAAATGGCAGCAGCAAAAGCTGGTAA